TGAAGCAAATACAGTCAAAAGTAGAATTGAAAAGATTGGCGAGGTTGCAGCAGGCTCAAGTTCAGACTTAAAAGAAGTTGCTTTGATTTATGGGCAAGTTGCAGCAGCAGGAAAATTGACAGGTGAAAGGCTTTTACAATTCCAAGAAAGGGCAATTCCAATCGGTGCAGCTCTTAAAAAAGTTATGGGTGATACTGGAAAGTCTGTTAAAGATATGGTGTCAGCTGGCGAGGTTGATTTTGCAAAGTTTGAAAAAGCTTTTAATTCAATGTCAGAATCAGGCGGCTTATTTGAGGGCGCAGTTAAAAAACAATCTGAAACTCTAAATGGAGTTATTTCTACATTAAAAGATAATTTCTTTTTATTGCAATCTGAAATCGGTGGGGCATTTGCTCCAGATTTAATTGTTGGTGCAAAAACTATTACAAGTGCATTGCAAGATTTAACAGAAATTTTAGTTAATAACAAAGAAGTTCTTGCAACAGGAATCGGCTTTATTACTGATTACATTTCTGTATATGCAAATCTAGCAGGGGCATTAATAAAAACTAAAGGCCCTCTTGATGATGTTAATGCAAGCATTGAAGAAAATTTGGAAAAAACACAAGTTTTAATCGGTAGGAAAAAAAGCTTAGAGGGCGATAAGGGATCATTTTTTGGGCTATTCGATGCAGCAACTCAACAGAGCATAGATAAAGTCAATGGCATGTTAAAAGCCAGCGATGGTCAACTAAAAGAATTGATCGCAAGAAGAAAAGAATTAATTGAGGTTGATTCTGCTCCAAGTGAAAGCACTGATGAAAGCCCAGCAGTTAAAGCAAAAAGAGCTGAAAACCTAAAGATACTAGAAGAGCAAAAAGTTTTTGAGGCTCAGGTTGCAGCTTTAAAAGAAGAAAAGAATATTAAAGAGCAAGAATCAATTCTTGCTAAAACAGAATTAGATGCAGAGCAAAGGGTTTTAACACTCGAAAAACTGCAAGATTTTAATGATAAAAAAACAGCTATTGAATTAGATGCAGCACTTGAGAAAAACAAAAAGATTAGAGATGCAAAATCAAAAGCATTAGCAGATGAGTCAGCAAATTTAAAAGCTTCAATTGCACAACAACAAAACGCAGCTAAAACAGAGGCAGCGATATTAAAAGCAAAACAAAATGCAATTGATAAACAAGTTGCTGGATTTGCAAAAGCATCAGAGTTAGCAGTATCAATTTCAAAAGAGGGAACTGCTGAACATAAAGCATTATCAATCGCATCTGCAACAATAAGTACCTATGCGGCGGCGGCAAGAGCTATGCAGGATTATCCTTATCCAGCCAATATTGCTGTTGCAGGATTAACAACATTAGCAGGATTAAAAAACGTAAAAGAAATCACAAAAGCCTCATTTGCAACAGGTGGTGTTGTTGGTGGTTTTGATGGTGCAGCAATGGGCGCCGATAATACAATGGCCAATGTAAGAACAGGTGAAATGATTTTAAATGCAGCAGAGCAAAGAGTTTTATTTGACATTGCAACAGGTAACAAAGCAACTAGTGGTGGTGGCCAAGTAATAGAAATAACCAGTATTGTTCAAGTAGATGAGCGAGAAATTGCACGATCTGTAAGAAATCAAAGGCTAGAGGGATTTGCAGTATGAGTTTAAAATTCTTATCAAATAATTTAGTGGATTCGGCAGTAATTACTGCATCAACAGAAAATGCACAATATCCTGTTACAAATCTTAACGATGATCGCAGGACAAAAACATATAGATCAACTTCAAACTCTGATAATATAGTTCTTGATTTTGGAACATCAGAGGAGTGTAATTATTTTGCGATTGTTGATAACTGGCAAAATGGTTTTGGAATAACATCTGTTACCATAGAGGCAAATGGAACTGATTCTTGGGGCGCTCCAGCGTTCACAACAACAGCAACATTGGATCAAACATTTGGCGTTAGTATAAAGCAATTTTCATCTTCTCAAACTTATAGATTTTGGAGGATAGTTCTAACATCAACTCTTGGTTATTGTGAATTATCAAAAATATTTATAGGGAAATCAACAGAGATTTTAACAAATGGTGTTGGCTATAATTGGAATTATAAAAATAAAGATTTATCAAAAGTTACAACAAATAGATATGGCCAAAGATTCATTGATGATATTGGAACGCAAAAAGAATTAAATAATTTACAATTTCAAGTTATGGATAAAGATGAAATGGATAAAATCTTTGAGGTTTATGATAATAATAGAACTGTTAAGCCTTTTTTTGTTTACTTGGACTTGGAAAGCGCATCGCTTTCAAATAATGATGATAGATATAATGGATTATACTATTTTAAATCTGCACCATCTTTTGAAAATGTCAGTAGCGGATATTATAACGCAACCCTAAATTTAATAGAGGGAAAATGACAACAATTGTATGTAATGAGCTTAAAACAACACTGACGCAATCTGTTAATATGAATTATGACAGGGTTTATCATGTTGCAGGGTTGAAAATACAAGTTTTTATGTATAACAATCCAACAGGAATATTTACCTTGTCAATAAAATCAGGATCAGATGTTCTTGCAAACGCATCTTTTACAAGTGCAGATATAAAAACAGACTTAAACACAACAGATAATTATGCTTATATATACAAAGCGCTAGATTTTTCGCTACCATTAAAGAAAGGTAGTTATGATTTAGTTTTATCCTCTGATGGGTATACTTTTTCAGAGTCTAGTTTTCTTGGTTGGTGCAAATCTTATGACAATGTTTTCAATCAAGAAGTTGATGCAGATGTTGTCTTTACAAGAAAACCATATAATTATCTCATTTATGAAAACACTAGAGAGGATTTAACAAGATGAGTACAAGAATTTTTGATTTTTCCGATGGGTTTACAAGTGCAACGCCTCCAGATTCAAGTGGTGCTGACCTTTCATCCTATGCTAAATATGCTGATGTTGCTGCATTTGAGGCAGCAGAGGGCGTTTCTGCTAATGGTAATGTTTATTATAATACAACTTTTAATAAGGTGATGGTTTATGCAAATGGTTTTTGGGTTGAAAGTGCTACTTTTGAAGCTTAGTTTTTTATTATTGACTATTTTTAGCACAGTAGTTAGTGCAAAAACTTTAAGGGTTGATACTTTAACAGCATCAATTTCAGATGGTGATATATTTATTCAAGAAAGTGGAACAGGTGGGATAAAGATTGGAACTGGCTCTGGATTTGTCAAATTAGCAAGTGGACTATTGAGCAATCAAGAGTTTATTGATGCGACAGCAGATATTAGTGGAATTTTACCAACAGCAAATGGTGGTACTGGATCGGCAACCAAAAACTTTATAGATTTAACAACAGCTCAAACAGTAGCAGGCGCAAAAACTTTTAGCTCAGATATTTTAATGAGCGGTACTGGCCAGCTAGATATTCCAAGCGGCACAACGGCCCAAAGAAGCGGTTCACCTAGTGTTGGTATGATTAGGCACAACTCGACCTTAAATGTCTATGAGGGATATAACAGCGGCGCATGGAGCGCATTAGGTGGTACATCTACTTTTCAAGAAACTTATGAGGCAGCAGCGGCCAGAATTGATGTTAATGATAATACAAATCCAATAATTTTTGAAGCTGATTCAGCTAATGATTATGATGTTTTTTTTAAACTGCAAGGAATTGGCGGCACTCCATTAATGTATGCAGATAGTCGTAGTGTTGTAATGACTGAGCTTGATGTTGCAGAATTAAATGTTGCATCAACTACAAAGCACTCCAACCCATGCCCAACAATGACAACGGCACAAAGAAATGCGGCGCTACCATTGGCGGCTGGAGTTTGTGTTTTTAATTCGACAACATCTCAATTTGAGGTTTATGACGGATCAGCATGGATTGGCTTGGCTGTTAGTGGTGGTGGTGGTGGTTCATCAGATAGAATTAACTTTATAGCAAATGGAACTTTTGAGGATGATATTGCAGGCTGGACAACATACAGAAATTCTGGAGCAGCACCGACAACATGTGTTACTGCATCGGGTAGCCCAGAAATAACAGCATCTCACGACACATCAACGCCAACCTACGGAACTGGATCATTGTCACTAGAAAGCGATCTTTTTACAAATAGTCAGGGCTCTGGAGTAGCATATTCATTTGATATTGAACGTGGCCATCTTGGGTTGGCAATGGAAACAACAATTCTGACAAATGCCGTTAATAGTGCAAATTATTCAGACGGTTTTATGACTGTTTATATTTACGATGTTACAAATGCGGCCATGATTACTACAACAGGAAGTATTGATATTTTAAAAAATCCAGATTATAAAAAACTAACTTGGACTGCATCGGCAACATCTGAGAACTATAGGCTCTGTATTCATATCGCAACAACAAACTCAACATCATTATTTGGAATCATTGTTGACAGCGTAAACACTAAACCTGCTACAGCTCCATAATTAAAACACAAGAAATATAACCAAGAGATATTAATGACAAATCAAGAACTATATGAAGAAATAAAAAAACTTAGAGAAGATTTTCAAGAGTTTAAAGATGACCATAACAAAGCTTTCTATTTCTTTAAAGGTCAAGCTTTTGGATTTATAACTGTTGTTTGCGCAGTATTCACTTTTGTAAGTACATATATAACAGGTAAAATTAAATGAGTAATACATATAGCGATTATGCAAATAAAACAAGATCATCAAAAATTATTTTGTGTCATGTTGAGCCAACTCAAAGATTGTCAGTTTTTACTTTATCATCTGGGACTATTTACCAGA